AGGACGTGGTACTGAAATTTCTACTCTTCCTGGAGGCCAAAACCTTGGAGAAATCACTGACATTGAGTACTTCAAGAAGAAATTGTACCGTTCACTCAATGTTCCACCATCTAGAATGGACGGAGAAGGGGGATTTAATTTAGGAAGGTCATCAGAAATACTACGTGATGAATTAAAATTCACTAAATTTGTTGGACGTTTAAGGAAGAGATTCTCTAGAATGTTCCATGACATGCTCAAAACACAATTAATTTTGAAGAATGTTGTGACCCCAGAAGATTGGGATATTATGAGTGATCATATTCAATATGATTTCTTATATGATAATCACTTCTCTGAACTAAAAGAAACAGAACTCTTTAACGAAAGAATTAATGTTGCTGCTACTGCAGAACCATATATTGGTAGATATTATTCTCAAGATTATATAAGACGTAAGATTCTTCGTCAGACTGATATTGAGATTAAGGAACAGGATGAATTGATGGCAAAAGAAATTGAGGATGGAATTGTTCCTGATCCAATGGCACCAGTTGATCCAGAAACAGGAGCTCCTTTAGATGCTATGGGTGGAGATCCAAATGCTCCAATGATGGAACCAGATCTAGAAGGTGAAACTCTAGTTAAAAAAGAAATGCCGAAAGGTGGAGAAATTTAATTGGAATTAAATCAAGACGAAAGAGGAAAACAATACCTTAAAGCGAATTTCGGAATAGATGATATTCGTTTAATGTATGATGCTCTTAATCATTTGTATGATAATTGGCCTGGTGAACCATTCAGACATCGTTCCGAACATGAACGTTTAGAGAAGATGAAAAGTATGTTTTATTCTATGCTGATGGAGTACACTCTACACCAGCGATAGTATATTACATAAATATAAAAGGTTATTTAATTTTTAGCTATGGATGATGAATTAATGGACATGATGGTGGCCGATGACGGTGCTGCTCAAGTCAGTGATAAAATGAAAGATATTCTTTTTGCAAAGTCTGCAGAAAGGGTTGATGCTTATCGTCAAGAAGTTGCAAATAGTTTATTTGGCAATTCAGAAACTGAAGTAGAAGATGAAGTCGAAACTGAAGTAGATGCAGAAGCAGATACAGAAGTAGGAGATGAAGTTGATACTGAAGAAGATGATGACGAATAGTTTTATAAATAACTTACAAATGATCCAATAAGTATAGCATAATGGCACATAGATCAGTTGGAGCTGGACAGTCTATTGCTTTGGCGGGAGCCGCAGCAACAGCAACATTTAAAGTACAATCAAGTGTAATGAGAGTAGTAGCAAAAGGAGCTCCTGCTTTTGTTGCAATAGGTACTGAACCTACCGCTACAACTTCTGATTACTATGTTCCTGCAGGGGGAACAGCAACACTGGCATTAACAAAAGCATCTCAAAGAGTTGTTAATGTTATTGTCGGATCTGCAACAACCCTTGTTTGCCCAGAAGGAACTCAAATGCCTTTTGTTCTTGGTGACAGAGTTACTATTCAAGATTCAAGTGATAGTAATTATGATACCAAAATTAGTAATGCAAGAGTTACTCAAGTTCTATCATCTTCTGGTAGGGATGGATACTTCCAAACTAGAATTGTGGTAAATGCCGATACTTCTGGAATTAGCACAGCATTTGATCCAAAATGCCATGCTTCACTTTATAAATCATTAAGCGTATCTGCCTTAACACCAGACGGTGCAACAGGTGGAGTTTTATATGCACAACAAGTCCAAACATCAGGGGATGCCTAAATGAAACTCATCAGAGAAGAAATTGAATCAGTTGAGTTCCTTGTCGAAAATAGAAACGGCAAGAAATCAATGTATATAGAGGGTGTCTTTTTGCAAGGAAACATTCAAAACCGTAATGGTAGAATGTATCCGATGGAAACACTTCGTAAAGAAGTTGGACGTTATAATGAGAATCACATTCAATCAGGAAGAGCACTTGGAGAACTCGGTCATCCCGAAGGTCCAACTGTAAACCTTGATAGAGTTTCTCATAAAATCGTTTCTCTTAAGGAGAACGGTTCAAACTTCGTTGGTAAAGCGAAAATTCTCGGTACACCAATGGGGAAAATTGCATCTTCACTTATTGAAGAAGGTGTTAAACTTGGCGTATCTTCTCGTGGTATTGGTTCTCTCAAACCAACTCGTGAAGGAGTCAATGTTGTAGGTGATGACTTTATGTTATCAACTGCTGCAGATATCGTTGCCGATCCTTCTGCTCCTGATGCTTTCGTTGAAGGTATTATGGAAGGTAAGGACTGGGTATGGGATGGTGGTATTTTGCGTGAGAAGTTCGCAGAAAAGACATATAAAACCATCAATACATTGGTTGATCAGAAACAATTAGATGAGAAAAAACTCAATCTATTTAATGATTTCTTATCAAACTTGTAAAACTTCTAAATAAATATAGATTTTAACTACAAAAAGTCGGAGACGAACAAATGGCTCGTGGTCAAAAACAGGAAATGGAAGAAGGTTTGATTGATGTAGCTTCTGGTGTAAGCAAGTCATCTACCGCCGTGAATGCCAACGCTAAAGCTGGTGAACCTATTGATACATCCCAAGGTAATTGGGAAGATTTGGGAGGTCCAACCCCTCAAAACTATAAATCAGATGATGATTCAGCAAAGCTGAAGACACCTGGAGGTAACCTCAAGCAGGTTTCTGATGTAGTTACCAATCGTAAAGGTAAAACTGCTAAAGAAGACGTGGAACTTAAAGACGATCAAGAAGTAGTTGCTGAAGAGCCTACTAAAGAGGAAGAGGTTGTCGCTGAAGCAGAAGCACCTGAAGAAGAAGTTATCGAAGAGGTTAACATCGAAGATGATGTTAATGCACTCTTAGGTGGCGAAGAACTCTCTGAAGAATTTAGAGAGAAAGCAAAGCTTGTTTTCGAGACCGCACTTAATTCTAAAGTCGCTGAAGTTAAAGAGGCATTAGAAGTCAAGTACCAAGAGACCCTTGAAGAAAAGATCGCAGAAGAGAAAACTGCACTTTCTGAAAGAGTTGATAGTTATCTTGAGTACGTTGCCGATGAGTGGTTTACGGAAAATACCCTTGCAGTAGAGCAAGGATTAAAAACAGAATTGACCGAATCATTCCTATCTGGAATGAAAGGGCTCTTTGAAGAACATTATGTATCAATCCCTGATGACAAATATGATGTGCTTGAGAGCATGGTCGAAAAACTTGATGATATGGAGACGAAACTCAATGAGCAAATTGAGAAGAACGTTGGTTTAAACAAGAGACTCGGTGAGTCTGTTGCCAATGGTATTCTTGAATCTGTTTCTGATGGCCTTGCTGCCACACAGAAAGAGAAGCTTGCATCACTTTCTGAAAGTGTAGAGTTTGAAAGTGAAGAATCTTATCGTGAAAAACTGGAGACTTTGAAGGAATCTTATTTCGCTTCAAAAGGAACTCCAACTTCTAATACTGAAAACCTTTCAGAAGGAGTAGACAACGCAGTAGGTAGTGCATCACACTCACCTTCTATGGATGCTTATCTGAAATCACTATCAGCATTTAAGAAGTCCTGATTACATTAATTCAAACAAAACACTTTTTATAGGTAAAACGTAATGTTTCAATCCGAAGCACTACAGGAAAAGTGGGCTCCGTTGTTAAACTATGAAGGTCTAGACGAAATCAAAGACCCTCATCGTAAAGCGGTTACCGCCGTCCTGTTAGAAAACCAAGAAAAATTTTTAAGAGAAGAGCAAGCATTCGGGTCAGGTATCAACCTGATGGAAGCTGTACCTACTAACTCTGCAAACGCTGCAGGTGCTAGTGGTGGATTCGGAGGCAGTGCTACTGCTGCTGGTCCTACTGCAGGTTTCGACCCAGTACTTATCAGTCTAATCCGTCGTTCTATGCCAAACTTGGTCGCATATGACCTTGCTGGTGTACAACCAATGAGCGGCCCAACTGGACTGATCTTCGCAATGAGATCACGTTACACTAACCAGTCTGGAACAGAGACATTCTACAATGAAGTAGACTCTGCATTCTCTGGACAGGATGCTGGACGTGACGAAGAGGCAGGCTTTACCGATGGTAACGCTGGTATGGGTACAACCGCACAAAGCGGAACTAACCCTGCTGTCCTCAACCCTGTTTCATCTGCATCTACTCGTGGCTACAACGTTGGTCAGGGTATGGTTACAGGTGACGCTGAAAATCTCAGTGGAACAGGAACAGATGCCTTCGGTCAGATGGCATTTAGCATCGAGAAAGTAACAGTTACTGCTAAATCTCGTGCGTTAAAAGCAGAGTACAGTCTAGAACTTGCTCAAGACCTTAAAGCAATTCACGGTCTGAATGCTGAAGCGGAATTGGCAAACATTCTCTCAACAGAGATCCTTGCTGAAATCAACCGTGAAGTTATCAGAACCATCTATAAGGTCGCTGAACAGGGTGCTGTACAAAACACCGCTACTGCTGGTGTGTTTGACCTAGATATCGACAGTAATGGTCGTTGGTCAGTTGAGAAGTTTAAGGGACTCTTATTCCAGATCGAGCGTGATGCTAACGCAATCGCACAAAGAACTCGTCGTGGAAAGGGCAACATCATCATGTGTTCTGCTGACGTTGCGTCTGCACTAACCATGGCTGGTGTACTTGACTACACTCCTGCACTCAACGCTAACCTTAACGTTGATGACACTGGAAACACATTCGCTGGTGTTCTACAAGGTAAGTATCGTGTATACATCGATCCTTATTCTGCCAACCTTACAAGTGCTAACGCAGCACCTACAGGTGGTAACCAGTATTACGTCTGTGGTTACAAAGGTTCTTCACCTTATGACGCTGGACTGTTCTATTGCCCTTACGTTCCACTACAGATGGTTCGTGCAGTGGGTGAGAACTCCTTCCAACCAAAAATTGGATTTAAGACAAGATATGGTCTTGTTGCTAACCCATTTGCCGAAGGAACAACTCAAGGTCTTGGTGGATTACTATCTAACCAGAACCGCTACTACAGAAGAGTGGCTGTTAAAAACCTTATGTAAGAAGTTTATATCTTCTTTCTTTAATAAACCTCTCTTCGGAGAGGTTTTTTTTTGTCTAAATATATCAGTTTAACTTAAAATAATGACCGCACTGATAGACCCTAAAAAATATAGTGAGACCGTTGACCTATTGAGGTCATTTTTTTTGTCTAAAAATTTCCTTGAGGTACACACTCAAAACCGTTTAAGTATTCTTGCTGCTTGTGAAGATCCTGAAACAGTAGCAACATATGAATATAATGGTCAGGTATGGCCACTACCACAAACAGGACAGATGTGGTTGGAATATGAACTTCTTTCTAATCCTGATGCAGCAGGTTTCTTCTGTGTATCTACTTCATATAGAGCAGAACCAAACCCAGTAGAGGGTAGACATGAAACTATCTTCCCTATGTTTGAGTTTGAGATGAAAGGAGGAGTACAGGAACTTGAAGATTTGGAAAAAGAATTATGTGAATGGATAGGTTTACCATTAGAACAATTGAATTGTAAAACTTATGCTGACTGGGAGAAAGAATTTAGAACAGATGAACTTGACCATGCACATGAACTTGCTATTGGACAAGGTATGATTACTAAATTCCCAGAGAGAACATCACCTTTCTGGAACATGGCAAGGAATGCTGATGATACCAGTAAGAAGATAGATGTTATCTTAGGTGGTATGGAAACTATTGGTAGTGCTGAAAGGAGTACTGATAAAGATCAGATGAGAGAAACCTTCCATACTATATCTGAGGGACAATATGCTGAACTACTCTACAAATTATTTGGTAAGGAAAGAGTAGAGAAGGAACTTGATGAATTCCTTGAGTTCGACTTCTTCCCTAGAAGTGGGGGTGGCATTGGTATGCAACGCCTAATGAGTGCTCTTTCATAGAGCCTCCCATTGTGAGGTGACGAAACTGGTAAACGTGTCAGTCTGTTTAACTGATGTTCCTGGCGGGACTTGAAGGTTCGACTCCTTCC